TCTGCAATCAATCTTTCTGCATTAGCAGTGCCTCTTGCTGATATAAACCTAAACAACAACAAAATTACTAACCTTGCTACACCTGTAAATTCAACAGACGCGGCAAACAAGCAATATGTAGATGATGTTGCTCAGGGTCTAAATATCCATGCCGCCTCATACGCCGCAACTACCGCAAATCTAACTGCGACATATAGCAACGGAACTTCAGGCGTAGGAGCAACACTTACCAACTCTGGAACACAAGCCGCATTTAGCACCGATGGCGTAAGCCCTGCTCTCAATGCTCGTATCTTGGTTAGATTGCAGACAAACACTTTTGAAAACGGTATTTATACACTTACTACCATAGGTAGCGTTTCAACCAACTGGGTACTGACTCGCGCAACTGACTTTGATACTGCCGCAGAAATGGCAGGCGGTGACTTTACATTTGTTGATGCTGGAGCGACTCTTGCCAATACTGGTTGGGTCATGGTTGATGAAGTCACAACAGTTGGAACTGACCCTGTTGTATTTGACCAATTTAGCGGTGCTGGAACTTACACAGCAAGCAACGGCGTTCTTTTAACTGGCAATAATTTCACTGGCGTAGTCGTAGCAAGCGGCGGATTGACGGTAGGAGCAACAGGTTTTGCTCTTGATACCGCTATTGCAGTCCGTAAATATGCGGCAAATGTTGGCGATGGAGCCGCAACCTCGTACACAATCACACACAGCCTTAACACAAGAGATGTAATTGTTTCTGTCTATGACAACTCAAGCCCTTACGCAGAGGTAGTTTGCGATGTGCAACACACAAGCACAAGTGCTATAACTCTCCTATTCTCTGTTGCTCCAACAAGCAACCAATACAGAGTTGTAGTCCACGCCTAATAACCGCCCGTACTACAAGGGGCTAAAAGGAGATACACATGGGTCTGCGTGACCGTATCGCAAAAGCAATCGCAACAGGCAACATAGAAAAAGCACCACGCCTGCCTGCGGGTTCTGTCACTATGACCGAATCAGAAATGCGCAATCAAGCAGATGCGCTAACCATGCGTCAGACTTACGGCAACTCAATAGCATTGCCACGCGCACCATTTAGCGCACAAGTTCCTTTTGGTCCAGGTTTACCGATTACTCCAGGGGCAATCAATCCTCTGCAAGACAATGGGCGCCCACAACCACGCCGCTATGAATATCAAGTAGCGCAAAACATCAATGTAACTGAAACACGCCTGGTTCCTTTCAAGACATTACGAGCCGCGGCTGACAGCATTGACATTCTCCGCCGATGCTTGGAAGTAACTAAGAACAAAATGAGCGGACTTGAATGGGATATTGTTTTAGGAAACGATGCCTCTGAAAAGATTTCCGCAGAATCAGGCGGCGACCATGTACGCGCAATGGCACGCGCACGCGAAAAATACACAGATGAAATTAACCGCCTGCGTACATTTTGGGAAACACCTGACAAAGCAAATGGTTTGATTTGGAGCGATTGGTTAAACATTGCACTTGAGGACATTCTTGTAATTGATGGTTGGGCTGTATATCCGCAACCAACAGTAGGCGGCGAACTTTTTGGTTTCCAAATTCTTGATGGTTCAACAATTAAACCTTTAATTGATGACCGCGGTATGCGACCAATGCCACCAAACGCGGCATATCAGCAAATTCTCTACGGATTCCCACGCTCTGAGTTCTCTGCAACTGATGAGGACCCTAAGGCAGACGGTGAATTTACCAGCGACCAACTTGCATACATGGTGCGTAATCGTAGAAGCATTAGCGTTTATGGATTTAGTCCAGTAGAGCGCTCATTACCGTTAGCAGATATTTATTTAAGAAGGCAACAATGGTTGAGAGCCGAATACACAGACGGCGTACTCCCTGAGTTGATGTTTACTACTGATGAGGATTGGGGAAATAACCCTGACCTACTTAGAGCCTATGAAAACATATTAAATGATGACCTTGCAGGTCAGACAGAGCAACGCAAACGCGCTCGCCTACTTCCTAAGGGTCTAACTCCTGTTGTTAATGATGGCTATGGCGAGAAATTCAAAGATACTTTAGATGATTATTTAATTACTTCTATCTGCGGACACTTTGGCGTTATGCCATCAGAGATTGGTTTTGCACCTAAGGGTGGATTAGGCGGTAAAGGGTTTGAAGAAGCACGCTCTGAAAATTCAGAAGCGATAGGCGTTGGTCCTATTGCCGCATGGATTAGCAAGATGGTTTCTAATCTTTCTTACACATATCTAGGCATGCCGCGTGAACTTGAGTTCCGCCTCATGACTAGCAAGCGCTTAGATAATGAATCAAGCGCAAGGAAGGCGGATATTGAAATAAAGAGCGCAGGTAAAACAATAAATGAAAGACGCTCTGAACTTGGTCTGCCTTTATTGGATACTCCGCAAGCAGATATGCCTTTGCTTGTAGCGGGCTCAGACATATTCTTATTCTCATCAGAAGGAATTATTAACGCTAAAGAAGTTACATCTGCGCCAACCTTGGAGGGTCCTGATGCCACACCGACCACACCCACTACTCCTAATACCGTTGATGAGAAGCCTGAAGAAATCTCACCTGAAGAAGCGTCACAAACTGAAGAAGAAGTTGATGCAGAAACTAGGGCTGAAGTAAAATCATTTATGAAATGGGCTTCTAAAGGAAAACGCGCAAGACTATTTGAATTCAAGAGCCTAGACCCGATTGTTGGTGAAGCGCTTAACCGTTGCGCGTTTGAGGGAGATTTAGACACCGCAAGAGCGCTCGCTAAAGCGTATTTAACATGACTTGGGAACGCGCATTAGAGGCAGATGCGCGTTTAGCGGCAAAAAATGCACTATTAGTAAGAGCCGCTTTACGACAACAATTAGATGCAGAGCGTGCTTACCAGGGTTATTTAGCAACCACGCCTGATTTAACTCTAAGCCTGCCGCAACAGCGCGTAAGAGCAAGAGCATGGGCAATCATCAACATACGCCCTAACTTAGAGCCGCTAAAAACCGTTGTAGATAAATTATGGGCTGAAGGTCTTGCACTGGGTTACACAGCGGCAGGTGAGGCATTGATTGAAGCGCAAGAAGCAAAGAAAGCCGATACAACAAGCGTAGTTGATTGGTCTAAATGGAAAGCAGGCGATGAAGCCGCTTCTCTTGTGGCTAAAAAACCTGGGCTGATGAATTTGCTAAGACAGGCTCAGGGCTTTACTTGGAAAAGTTTTTCTGACGCAACATTAAATGATTTGGGTAATTCTATTGGCGAGGCTATTGCGCTTGGTTTAGATGCAAAACGCTCTGCCAGGAACATTATGAATCATGTTGCAAGCCCCGCACGCGCATTAACAATCGCAATTACAGAACAAAACCGCGCTATCTCTTACGCAACATCAGTGAGATATAGAGAAGCAGGCGTGCAACAAATGGAATGGCTTGTGTTTGACCCTTGCAAGATTTGTGCGCAGAACGCAAATCAAATTGTAAACATAGGGCAACAGTTTGCATCGGGCGACCAAAGACCACCCGCACACCCTAACTGCCGATGTGCTTTGGCTCCTGTAATACCTGGATTTGTTGATGAATTACCTGGAGCAACCGTTGTTGCACCTCCCACGCCTGCGCCAGTTGGCATCACGGGTATAACCCCAACCGCGGGAGAGATACCTGTTAGGGCTGTTGCGTCACCTGATTTTGTGCCTGGTCAATGGACTTTATTAACCGCAGAAGAAAGACGGCAAGAAGTAATTGACAGATACACAAAGTTAAATCCAAATGCGGAACCTGGACTAATTGCTTCGCTTGTAGATGCAGGGCGTTCTATTCCTGCGGCGGATATTGCTTTAGTTAAGTCAGGTATTGTGTACAACAATGGACCTATACGCGTCATGTTTTATAGCGCAGGTACAAAAGTACCAAAGAATTTACAAGAAAAGTTATTAAAAGAAGTAGAAGAATTGCAAATACTAAACCCGCGCAAAGAAATGACAATCTTTGTGGCTTCTAATAGGGGTAATGCCTACGGTAGTGCGCTTCTAGGCGATGCAAAAATTTGGTTAAAGCCCGATACGGTTATGGCAGATAGACCAATAGCCTTAGAGGGTGGTTACAAAATGCCAGCGATTACAACAGTACCGCAGAGGCAATACACCATTGCGCATGAGTGGGGTCATACGCTTGATGAAGGTGGTTCTTTTACTAGAACAGAATCAATACAAAACGCAACAACAAAACGGATAATTGAAGAATATAAAGAAGAATTTGCAGGCAAAGCCTTTATGTCGCAATACTCAGGCGAGAACACTAAAGAGTTTTATGCTGAAATGTTTGCTGAGTTTTATCTAACCAAAGGCACAACAGACAATCCGCTTGTACAGGCTATGGCTAAGGAGTTTTTATGGAAAGCCCCTGCCGCTCCTGTAATAAGCACACCCGTTGTACCTGTAAGTAATTATGTAGCGGCTAAACAACCTGTAAGTTTCTTTACGGCACAAAAAAGCAACGAATTTTATGGCACCAAACCAAATGGCGAAATTGATTATTCTTCATTCAATAAAGATGGGCAAAACATCTTTCTCAAGAATGTCCTGGCATCACAAGGTTTTAACGGAAAACCAAAAGTTGTAAGTGCCGCTGAATATAAAAAGTATGTAGATGGAGGCGCTGTTCCTGTTTACAGGGGCGTATCAAGTAATAAAAAAGCAGAACCATCTGCCTTTATACAACAGTATCTCCAAGGAGATGACCCGTTTATAGGCAAGGGTATGTTTGGCGATGGCACTTATTTCGCTAGTACTCGTGATGTGGCGGAGTCTTTTGCTAAAACAAATGTTCAAGGACAAAAACTGCGTTACGGAGAAGTTATAGATGCGGTTCTAAATCCACAGGCAAAGGTAGTCAATATAGAAGATATACCAAGGCTCTCAGGTCAATTATTTGGCAACGATAAATATGAATTTGCCCAAGATTTTTATGATGATGCGAGCGCGGTTGCCGCGGCTCTAGGTTATGACGCAATTCGTATTCCAACCCCCGTAATCAAATGGGGAGAGCCTCCGATTGGCTCTGATTACTACATTATTTTGAACCGTACCGCAGTCATAGTGAAGGAGATGCCATGAATGAAGTAGAACTATCCAGGCGCTTAGGGCAACTACACCTAAGACTCAACCGTAAATCATTAGATAAATTGATTACGGAAATCCGCAAAGTTTCAGGCATAGAGTCGTTGTCGCAACCCTATAAATCATGGTTGCTCAATCCTAATTTGATTGCAGATAGATACCTTACACAATCCGCAAGAAAAGCAAAGGAAGGCAAAGAGTGAGAAAAGAAGATTGCACCGATGATATTGATTGGGCAGAACAAACATTACAAGCAGTTATGGAAGCGGCAGAATTTGGAGTGCCTGCGGCTCAAATAGAATTGGATAAACGCCGCAAGGCTATGGAAAAATTAGGTACAGTTACACCAAAGTTTTCTGTTATAGAAGATGAGGATTAAATGGCTGATGGCTTTGTACCCCCACAAGCAGTAAGGAACAACGCAAAGCGTGGTTTGAAACTGCGTGAAGAACATGGGCGGGGTGGTACGGCTGTCGGAGTGGCTCGCGCGCGTGACCTCTCAAACGGAAAAGCAATATCATTATCAACGGTCAATCGCATGGTTTCTTATTTTGCCCGCCACGAGGTAGATAAGAAAGGCGAGGGTTGGGGTGTTGATTCTGCGGGATATATCGCATGGCTCCTATGGGGCGGCGATGCAGGAAAATCATGGGCTAACTCAATCGCTAAACGAGAAAAGAAAAAGGACAAAGCATCAATGACTAATCTAACAACGGCTTTCTTTAACATAATTAAAGCGGACAAAAATGCCGATGGCACTTTATTGGTCTATGGCAAGGCTACCGATGACACATTAGACATTGACCAACAAATTTGTGACCCTGTATGGCTAGATAATGCAATGCCTGAATGGTTCAAGACAGGCGGAAATATCCGCGAGCAACACAGCAACATAGCCGCAGGCGTAGCCAAAGAATACGAAAAGCGTGCAGACGGACATTACATACATGCGCTAGTTGTGGACCCTGTTTCTGTAAAGAAGGTTGATACAGGAGTGCTTAAAGGTTTTTCAATCGGAATTAAAAACCCACGCGTTGTGCGTGACCAAAAAGCGGCTAATGGTCGCATCATTGATGGCAAAATTGTTGAGGTAAGCCTGGTTGATAGACCCGCTAACCCTAATTGCCAGTTGGTTCTTGCTAAGTCCGCAGAGGGCGAAAGCGAAATGTCTAAGGTAGAAGAACTGATTGAGAAGGAAGAAAAGAAGCCTGACTATCAAAATATGTTACGCGGTGGAGGCAAATCTCAGCCTGCGGACAAAGAATTATACAGCCGCGTTGTAAGTGAGGCTAAGCAAAAATTTGATGTTTACCCATCTGCGGTAGCAAATGCTTGGGTGGTCCGTGAATACAAGAAGCGCGGCGGAACTTACAAAAAGAAAACAGAGAAGGCGGTAGATAGCATAGAATTATCAGACATAACCGAAAGGGAAGCCATGACCATACTAGCCAATGAGGTAATTGAATTATCTAAGGCTTATGTTGGTGGCGACCTTGTTAAGTTTGATAAGCAAACCTACGACTCTGCAAGACAAGCGTTGGCAGAACTTATCGCTATTGAAGCAGAAGAAATGGGCGAAGGTTCTAATGAAGAATCCTCGCTCTCTCACCTAATCGCCGCAGTTCATCACCTATTTGCGTGGTACGCAGGTGAGGAAGCAGAAGGAGAAGTTATGCAAGAAGATATTATTGAAGAAAAAGCCGCAGAAGAAAAAGAAATGAAACCTAAAAAAGGTGAAAAGCGTGCTGACTATATGAAGCGTTGCAAAGAAGCAGGCATGAAAGATGATGTGGTTAAAACCATGTGCGATAAATACTTTGCCGCTGACGCTGACAAGCCTGAAGAAGCAGAGAAGTCCGCAGAGATTTCTAAATGCTTAGAATGTGGTTGCAATCAACCAGGCAGTGACCACGGTATGACTACAACAAATGACTATGCAAATGTTGCAAAGCCATCAAATGTATCAACCGCAGAAATGTATTCACCTGACCAAACACCAAAGTCCGCTGAAGCAGATGAAGCAGAAGAAAAGGCTGAAGAAGCCGCTCCTGCCGATACAGAAGCACCTGCGGAAGAAGATGTAAAAGAAGAAGAAGTTTCTACTGAGGATAAATCAGTAGATGTTGAAGCCATAGTAGAGCAAGCAATCAAGAGCGCAACACAGTCAATCAAATCGGAAATTGCAGAACTTATGTCCGCAAAAGAGGCGGCAGAGTCAAAGGCAGACCGTTTGGCAACTGAGTTGGCTGAGGCGAAATCTCTCGCAATGGCAGGCGGACCTAAGCGCACTGCAAAACCAGTGAGCGAAACCAGTAATGATTTACTGTCAAAAGCCGCCGCATATAACGCGAAAGCACAAGCAACAACCGACCCAACACTTGCAAAAGGCTATACAACATTAGCAAAGGAATTCCTTGCTAAAGCCAACGCCGAAAGCAAGTAATAAACCAAACAACGAAAGGAAATCCGATTATGGCTGAAATGCCACGCGCAACGGACCTATTTGGCGATGTATCGCCAGTAGAAGCCGCTCAGCGTCATGAGGAGTACCTTGCGACACTAGACAAGTCACTTAGCAATTCAAGCACCGTTCCAGGTCTTGCACCTAAGGCTGACCCAGTGTCCGCATTGGAAGCACTTGCTACAAACAAGTCGCTCGCTCCTGATGCAATGGCTGGACTTCAGAACGCACTTGCCGCACAAAGAGTTGCGATGCAAGACATTCAGAAGGAAATCACATTAACATCACCTCTATCCACATCATTTGCGGCGTTTGACTTGGAAGCACCTTCAAAGATGCTTACACCTCGCCCAACACCTCTCCGCAACAGAATCCCTCGCAAGAAGGGTGTCGGTACTTCACACCGTGTCAAGAGAATTCTTGGTTACACAGGTACAGGTACAGGCGGAGTTGCAAATCTATGGCCTGGAGTCACAGAAAGCACAACAAATTCATTTGGTTCACTCTCATTAGAGCGCGGACCTCAGATTTCTTATGCCGCTGATGATTTAGTATTGCCATACAACTCATACTCACTATCTGACAGCGTGTCATTTGATGCGAACTTCTCAGGTCTTGGTTATCAGGACCTACGCCAACTATCTTCAACATCAACACTCTATGCAACAATGTTGATGGAAGAAAGAATGATGCTATTCGCAAGAGGGACCGCATCAGGTTACTCAGGCGCACTTGCTCAGGTAACAAGCGTAGTAACTGCTTCTCCAGCCGCGGCAACAGGTCAAACTGCTCTCGCTTCAGGAACTTACTATGTAGTAGTAACCGCAGACGCAGGTATTTCTGCTAACGGTTTTGGTGAATCTATTGCTTCTGCAATCGGTAGCGAAACTGTAAACACTGGTGATGTTCTTGAAATTACATTCCCAGCGGTAGCAGGCGCACTTGGATACAACATTTATGTTGGAACCACAACTGGTCTTGCTAACCTCAAGTATCAGGGAACAGTTAAGGGCGCGCTAAAGGCAGTTATCAATGGTGCAGGTACAACCTCACTTCTTGCTAACAACTTTGCGTTCTCAACAACAGGAGCCGCCGCAACTCGCGCAACCGCAGATACTTCTGCTTATGCAACTGGTTATGACGGAATCCTTCCAACTGTTTTGAACCCTGCAATTTCAGGTGCAATCAATGCAGTAAACAGCACATTCAGCACTGCTAACCCAGGCGTTGAATTCCAGAATGTCTTTGCAACCATGTACGGAAATGTAAAGGCTGACCCTGACCTAGTACTGCTAAACGGAAATGACCGTAAGCAACTCTCTGATGCAATCAAGAGTGGCTCTACTGCTAACTACCGTTTGACAATTCAGGAACCAGGAAAAGATGGCGTCACCTACGGCTCCATTGTTACTGGACTTCAGAACGAAGTAACAGGAAAAGCAGTGGACCTAATGGTTCACCCATGGCTCAATCAAGGTATTGCGCCTGTTCTTTCCTTCACATTGCCAATTCCTGATACTGAGGTATCTGATGTATGGGCAAACTTCATGGTTCAGGATTACATGGGTATTCAGTGGCCTGTCGTACAGTTCTCATACGACTTCTCCACATACTTCCGTGGAACCTTCTTCTGCACCGCTCCTGCTTGGAACGGCGTAGTTTCAGGAATCATTCCTGCATAACAACTAAATAGTTAGAGAGAGTGCGGCATATTTGAAAAGTCGCACTCTCTCATAACAAGGAGGCATCATGGGTAGATTTGTTGCTCCTGATAGGGGCGTAAAAGAAACAGTTATAGGCGGCAAAAAATATAACCCTGACAAGAGTGGTATCTACAATGTAGATAATGCTAATCATGGAGCCGCGATGAAGCGTGAAGGTTTTTTTGAAGCATCACTTAATCCTTATGCGCAAGGTGACTACCGTAGAGGTTTTAGTTGCGTACAATGTGGCTTTGATGGTTGGTTCCGCAAATGTGGGCGTTGTGGACATGAAAACGAATCACCCATAGCACGAGATGGAGAATAATCATGGCAGTGGGCGTAACACCGCAAAGAGGATTTAACGAACAACCTTACATTACCTTAGCGGAATTTAAGAACGCCCCGACCTCGCTGGATTACAACAATTTAGTAGTAGGCGGAAATGCTAATGCGCAAGATGCGGAACTTTCCCGCGTAATTCTTCGCGCTACTTCATATCTAAATGAATATCTAAATCAAGATTTACATGCAAACCCTGTAACAGAAACACAGAGAGTACGCATGAGCGGTGAAGGTTATATTTATCTACACCCAAATAAGAATCCAATTATTTCTTTATCTGCTTTCCAATGGGGCAGTAGTCCTAATAACTTACAGACATTAAATGACCCATCTCAATGCTGGTTTGAAAATCAACAAGTTGTTATCCCGCTGAGCCAAATCAACACAACTTATACAAGCGCAGGACCTCTCGCTTTTGGCTCTTATGGTCCACGCATACCTTTGTTTACTAAATACACCTACATTGCAGGATATGTAAACACTACTTGTACGGGAACTGCGGCAACATCAACTTTAACTGTTATCAATGCTTCAGGTATTTTGCCAGGAGAAACATACAGAATTATTGATGGCGCTAATGCGGAGTCTGTAACGGTTGCATCAAATTACACCTACGGTTCCACAACAGTGCCTCTAACAGCGCCTCTTGCCCATGCACATACAGGCGCAGGTTTTAGCAATATGCCTTTTGCTATCAAGCAAGCCACTATTCTTATGACAAGTGCCTTTATCAAACAACGCGGTGATGCGTCTATGACCATGAATCTAACAACGCAACCAACCACAAACATTGGCAATAATCAGCGTTACGCGGGCGAAGTCAAACTTGCCCTAGATATGGTCAATCTCTATCGCAGGGTGCGTTAATGGGAGGGCGTGTTGGTGTACGGGATACACTGGCAAAATTCATAGCCAATCCCCCGATTGCTACACTCAATCAAGTATTTACTTCTTTTCCCAAGCGTATAAATTTTCAACTAAACGCTTTGCCAGGGCAAATGACCCGCTCTGCCTGCGTAGTTTTTATAGCGCAAGAAAGAGAAAACCGACTAGCGATAGGCGGCGCACACAGTGGTTGGAAGCGTGTGGATTACACCGTAATACTTCAACTATATGTTCACTCATTGCATAGCAATTCAGAAGATGCCATGAGTGATTTTGATATTCTCGTAGATAACATCAAAGAACGGTTACGCAGTGACCATAACTTTGGTGATTCTACGGGTGTTCTAGTTTGGCAAGGTGCTGAGCCTGTCATTATTGGTCGTTACGGAGAACCCGCAACAAGCAATGAAGGCGCCACAGACATCTTTGCTGAGTTAGAATTTGATGTTACAGAGATGATTCAAGCATAGGAGCATGAATGAAACTGACATATAAAGGAACAGAGGAGCGCGTGTTTCCCGCGTTTGGAGTCATCAAACCAGGTGACATTGTTGAAGCACCTGAAGGTTTTAGCCACCCTGACTTCATTGCAGGTGGCGCGGCAAAACCAGCACCAACCCCAACAGCACACAAACCGTCTGCCGCGTCAGACATGAAAACAGGAGAGTGAATAAATGGCATTACAAGCATCGGTACGCTCATACCTTGGTATTGCTAAAGAAGCAACAAAAGGTACGCCAGTATCCGCAACTGATTTTATCCCAGTTGCAAAAGACGCACTAAAACCACAAGACATTATTGACCCGCTCTATGACCAGGGGTTACGCGGTTCCAATGTTTTGAATTACAACTATATTCCTGGTCGCACCCGCTCTACTTTTGATTTTGGTGGAGCAGTATTTATTGACACAATCGGTTACGCGCTCGCAGGAATTATGGGTTCTGTTTCAACAACAGGAGCAAGCGCACCATTTACGCACAACATTTCTTTACTTAACAGCACAACATCGGGCGCTGATGCACAACCAATTTCTTACACACTAACAGATTTCTATGCTGTTGCTGTACGCCGCTATCCTGGTTGCCAGTTCTCCGATTTCTCATTGCGCTTTAATGCAGATGGAATGTTGGAGTATGACGCAAAAACAACTGGTTGGTTATCAAGCACTACATCAGACCCAACACCATCATTTAGCACATTGCTTCCAACCCCAGTTTGGCGCGGTACAGTGAGCATTGGTGGTTCCGCTGTTTCAACAGCAATGACTGGAAACATTGACTTAACTCGCCCAGTCACACCTGTTTATGGAATCAGTGCTACTCAGAATCCTTACAACATCTTCCTTGGACCATTGGAAGTAACTGGAAAAATTACATTCCTCATGGAAGCAGATACAGAACTAACCCGTTTCCTTAACAACACCCAACCAGCCATTACTTTGAAATGGAACTACGGAACAGGTGCTAATGAGGTCAATCTTGAGGCAACACTCACTAAGGGTGCATATACCGCCGCAGTGATTGAGCGCGGAGAAGATTTTGTACAAGTCACTATTGACCTAAATGCTCAGTCAAATACGACTGATGCAGGTTCAAGCGGTGGCTTTGCTCCAATTGAGTGGGTACTACAAAATGCAAAGGCATCAGGAACCTACGCATAACAAGGGCTCAGAACAGGGGCGATTTGGTTGATAGCGGTACGCCTTCCCCGCTATCCCACGCCCCTGTTCCTCTGTAAGATAGGTAGGAAGGCAAACAAAAAAACGGAGGCAGTATGTCAAAAAAAGTAACACTACCATCAGGGCTAACAATCACATTAAAAGACGCTTCAAAGATTCGCTATGGCGATAGAAAGCGTTTGTATCAGAGCATAGATATTGAGGGTTCAGATTTGACCCGCGCCATGGCAATGAATGATGCGCTCATTACTATGTTAATTGAAGAATGGTCATTAACAATTCCAGTGCCAGCAATTAAAAAAGAATCTATTGATGAATTAGAAATTGCAGATTATGACGCACTTGTAGAACATACAAAAGAGGCACAAAAGGCATTGTTCCCTAATTTGGCTGATACGCCTGAAAACGAGGCAGACCCAAAAGCGCCTTCAGAGAACTCCAACGGCTGAAATGGTTGATGGAGGGAGGCGAGCGCCATGAAGCGTTTACCTATCCTGATGAGCATTGGGTTTATTATGTTATGGCTGACAAGTTTGGGTGGACACCTGAACAAGTAGATAACTTGCCAGCATCAACGGCAGATTGGCTGTTAGCAATAACAGGAATGGTTGAAACTGTGAGGGCAGATAGGTTGGATAAAGAGTTATGACCGCACGCATAACAATAACCAACCTGTCTGATGTCCTTGCAGGTTTTGATGCAACTGAAGATAAAATTGAATTAGCAGTGCAATACGCCATTGCTATGACAGGTTTAGCAGTAGAGCGACAAGCAAAAGTAAATGCCTCAGGTCGCCCTGGACCAAATGTGCGCACGGGTAATTTGCGCAGAAGTATTACAACATCTAGCGTGCAAAAAGGTTTCACTAATCTTTACAGCGTCAATGTATCTGCAACCATGATTTATGCGCGGGCTGTTGAATTAGGACACCCAAGATGGAAGCCAGGGGTAAAATATCCTTACTTAGGACCAGCGGCAAGCAACTTGCAAGCCAACGGAACTTTGGCAAGAGTTTTTACTACTAATTTAGCGTCTAGGTTAAGGGGATAAAATGGCAGACATTCCTCCAATCCTGGTACAGATACAAGCAGATGTAGCGCAACTCAAATCAGGACTTGCCCAAGCCGAGGCATCATTAAAAGGTTTAGATGATTCAGTAGGAAAAACCAATAGTGTATTTGATGGCTTTGGC